TTAATGCCCAGTCCTTGCCCTGTATACCTACAATGGCTGTCATTATTACCCCTTAAAACCCCTAGTAGTTGCATCAAATGCTTTGCCAACTTGTTCAGATTTTCTTACAGCCTCATTAATTTTTTTCATTGAAGTTCCAGCAGGCTGAATACCTTGTGCTCTTGCACTTCTATATGCCTCAAGTTCTTTATCCCATTTGCGAGTTGATACTCTTAAATTGGAATTAGCATCACCAGCGTTCATTTGTAAACCCATAGCCTTACATCCAAAACATGTATCTACTGGCTCTGGATGATATTCCCAGTGTTTCATGCTGGTGTTATATATGCCCCGTAGCCTTGCGCTACTAAAGCATCTCTTGTTTCTTGATTAATAAAGTTTTTTGTTCCACCCATATAAAACTCCTCAGCACTCAATATTTGAGTCTGGCTTGGATACCTGTAGGAAGAGTATACACCGTTTAAACGCAACACAGTGATTCCACGGGCTAATTTATAGCGGTCAAACAAAGGTGGTCCACCCGCAGGTGTTTCATCTATTGTTGGTGTTGTAAAGTAATAGTTTGCCATAGTCCTCCTAATGGACTCACCATGAGATACTGCACCGTATTCGCCGTATAAACAGTATCTCACAGTCAATCAACTAAAGAGCAGCGATTGAAGAACCGCTTTCAATGCGATATAGTGACTCCTCGCGGTAACGGCTCCATCCAAGGACACCGTACCAACCGATTGGTCGGAAACGCATTAACTTATCTGTAATTGGTCCGATAACTACATTTGGCTCCTGAGCAACTGCTTCAGCCAATGCTTGCTTACCGCAAATAATTGTGCTGAATACGCGAGTTACTGGAGTAACTGTAATTGTAGTGCTTGTTGAAACTGCACCTGTGTTTGCTGTATCTACTGTGAAAGTAGTTGTAGAGCCTGAAGTGCTGATTGCAGTAATCTTTGCACCTGAAGCGATACCAGTTCCAGCAATCTTGTCGCCTACTTCAGCACGAGTTGCAATGACAGCAGTTGAAGCAACACCAAAGGTGAAGCCTGCTGAAACACCAGCAACAGTTACTGTTGTAGTAGCAAGAGCAGTCTGGTCTGCACCTGACTTAGCAGAGTACATACGAGGGTTCTCAATGAAGAACGCACCCTCATAAGTTCCGATGGAACCTGCGAACAAGTTACCAAGGGATGCATCGGTATGTGAGTGAGTATCACGCCATCCGACAGAGCCTGACTCTGCACGAAGGTCATGTGATACTTCTGGGTGAATACCTACCCAGTATAGACTTCCTGAACGAGGAACAGCCTTGTTTGAACGCAATTTAGCGACAACCTTACGGATGTCTGCAGAATCAATAGTTGCTGCTGCTGAAATTGTTGCTGTGCTTGTTGCTGTTGAGCCTGAGTAAACAACATTGGTTCCTTGGCGTAGTGTATTTTGTGCTACTATGTCAAGTGAGTCAGCCATGTTGTAAGCGATGATGTCTGCAACTGCAGGGTCAACATCGGATAATGAGAACAACTGTAGTTTGCGTGTTACAAGTGAAGCGTTACCGTATTCGTTTAGAGTAACTGAAACGGTATCAACATCACTTAATGCAACTGCATCTGGGTCAGTTGTTTCTGTGAGTGTAGAAGTTGCAGCAGCCAAATCGTTGTAAAGCGAGAATACAACGGATGACCCTGGCATAGCCTGTTGTGCAGGCTTCTTATCGGCTACAGCACGAATCATCGGCGTAGCGCGTAGGGCAAATTCAACATATCGGTCATAAGCGGTCTTTACTAGACCACCGAGAGCCGAGGTATCGGTATATGCCATTAGGTTCACCTCCTGGTGAGTGGTTGATGTTTAATTGGATTAATTAAAACCAAGGAGTATGTCTAAGTCCTCTTTACTTTTAGCATTAGCAATCTTTGCAAAAGCATCTTCGTCAATATCTGGCGGAGTGCCAGTTGCGACCATGTTATTGATTCTTGCTTGCGCTTTAATTTCGGGACTTTTTTCTGCAGGCTGTTCTTCTGTTTGGGTTTGGATTCCAAATACATCACCATATTCATTAACCCAATTATTAATTGCCTCCTCAGAGGTATCAATATCTTGTGGTATAAATGCAGCAATCTTTGGGTTTAATCCCTTAGCCTGTAATACATCCTTGACAGTACGCTGACGAGTCTGTGTTTTAAGACCTGCCAACTCCTGTTCTAGTTCTTTTGCACGCTTTTCAAGTGTGCGGTTGACTTTTCGGAGTTGACCAACAACATCAGTTGTTGTGTCGTTATCTTCATCGTCATCGTAGTAATTGGTAGCCATCTACCTTCTCCCTTTTCTATTAGTTGTATTCGCAATCCTCGTATAAGTTCGGGGAAACTATTACGGCTATTGCTACCAGACTTTTACGCCCCCCTGGGCTGGTTGGTCAGGGTGGGGATTCTATATACCTACTTGTGATGCAAGGCTTGTGCTAGTGATACCGCCTCTTTGAGAGAAGCGTGCTGTTTCACGGGCTGCCCTGCGTTGTGATTGTAATAATTTTTCTGCTTCGCCACCAACAATTCCACCGATTGCTTCAAGGTCTGAATATGCTTGACCTTCAATTTGTGCCAAACGGCGTTGAGAATCAGATAATTGTTTTGCTCTCTGGAACTCTGCTCTAATTGTGTTATAGGATTTTTCACCAGTTGCTGTTACAAGACCTTGAGTATAATCAATATTACTTATATCACGATTAAATCCTGCTGCAGCAGCAGCAGCACCAATCTCTGCGGTGCGAACTTGCTTCTTAATAATAGCCATACCTGCTGCTGGATTAAGAAGATATGCAGCAACGCTACTCTTATCAGCCTCTGGATAAAAAGATTTAAAAGTATTAAGAACTTCTGGGTTTTCATTAACTCTTGTAACGGCAAGGTTTACTCGCTCTTCAAACTCTCTAGGAGCAACTAGGTTAGATATGTATGTACCAAGTGCTTTACGGCTACCAAGGACTGCCTCATCTAATCCATAGGCACGCAGAGTTTGTAGATATCCACGCTCATTAGAAATATAAGTGCTTTCATTTATAGCAATACCTTGATTTCTAAGGGATTCCATACCAGGAAAACGGGACTTGTAAGCATCTGTTTTAGGTAATTCTAATTTAATTTGAGATGCTGTATAATCTTGTTTAATAAATCCATCAACAGTATCTGCTAAATCCGCTAAACCCATTTCAGTTAAGGCTGCTCTAAATTCTTCAACTGCTGTTCTTTGAGCAGTAGTTAATTTAGATGCAGGAGTTTGTGATGTAGTTGGTGTAGTTGGTAAAGTACCAGTTGATGAACCTACAAATTGTCCACTAGAATTAAATTGACCACCTTCAACTTTATTACCTTGTGCATCAAAACCGCCTGTAATTCCACCTGCGATTGAAGCATTAAATAAATTACCCCACTCAGAAGCAAGTCTTGCTCTAGTTGCTTCAGGAATTCCACCTGCTGCTATTGCTTCATCGTATGCTTTTTGTTGTAGGATACGAGCCATGCCAACAGTGTCAATAGTTCCATCTGGCTTGGTTACAGATTTATATTCAGTAGCAGTTAATTGTCTAACTAAAGGCGTATCATTAAAATAACCTTGAGCATTAATACCACCGCGAGATTCAATGTATTCTTTAGTATAACCAAGATTCATAGCCTCGCGTTCTTTAGACATATTTCGCTCAGTGCCACTAATAGTTAAACCTGAAGATGGAGATACCATACCAACACTTAATGCAGCAGGTGGTCTACCAGTTGTTGGGTCTATGCCAGTATAGGTTTTGCCATCAATGGTAACTGTTTTGGTTTGTGCACCATACATATTTGAAGCATCTGGAGTTGGTACATTTGCTTGAGTTACTGGGGGCAATCCCCTCATTTGTCTAATTTTATCGCGTTCGTCAACCATTTTTAACTCACAAATCCAAAGGTTCTGCCAAGGTCAAGTGCCATATTGCTATAGGTTTCCTTTGCGTTTCTAGTGTATTGCCATAGTGGGTCTTGCTTTAAAGCCTTGTTAAAGTCTGCAAATGTTCTAGCATTACCAGTATCTCCAACAATAACCTTGTTCATTAGGTCATCCCATGTAATATTTGAGCCATCTACTTCAAGTAGGTTAGCCATCTGATTACGATAGTTAGCAGTTACTTCATATAGACTCTTACCAGCCTTTAATGATTCAGCAAATGGTTTATTTTGTGGAGCATCTATAGCCATTTGTTTAACACTATTAATCCAGTACTGTGCATCTCTACCATCTAATGGGTCAAGTAAAGATGTATTGATAGCCTGTTTTAAATTGTTATCTATATTAATTCCATATAAATATGCAGTTTGTTTAATTCGGTCAACATAAGAACCAATAGCCCCACCACCAGTAAAAATTAAATCACTTTTAGTTGATAAGTAACTATCTAACTGTGCATCACTCCAGTTGTTTTGTATTGCTTGTAAAGCAATTCCCTTCATATATTCTGTATTATCAATAACTTTTCCAGTTAATGGGTCAACAGTACGAGGTGAAACACCAAGTGATTCCATTTTTCTAGCAACGCCATCTACTTGATTTCTAACTTTTTCCGCAAACATACCTGCTTTGCGAGGGTCATTGCTTTCTAAGAAAAATTGAATAAGGCTAGGAGAATTTGTGCGCCACCATAATGT